TTTTTGCAATCTATGCAGGTGATGTTTTTAAACATGCTCCTCCCCGCACCATGGTGCGAAAGGCGCTAGTAGCCTATGTGCCAGAGGCTATACTCTGCCACGCCCGAAGCAGTATTTCTGCTATGAAAAAGAATCTACCGGACCATTGGCCCAAAGTCAAAGGCTTTTCTCTGAAAAAGCAGGGGCTGCAGCGAACCCCCGCAAAAAAATTCAGTTCCTATACTCTACGATTTTATCTTTCCATTCCGTATAGAACCCGTCAAAGCTTAGGTCACGGCCAATAGCTTCGTAATCAATATAACCCGACAAATGACTGGGAATATTGCCGAACATACCGTCATCGACGAACTGCTCGGCCAGCTCCTCGAAAGTTCGGCAGCAATGAATGACTACATTATCCAAGTTCTCCATTGCTTCGTCGAAGTCCATGTTTTCCTGGTCAACCAGAAACTCGAAAGACACGCGCTGCCAATCGTCCAGCTTTTCGTACTCCTCCAGCACTGTGTTAAGTTTGAAGATGTCTTCATACTCGCCAATATCAAAAGGTAATTCCCAATCGGCAATATAGAAATCGTGATCGCCGTTTGCGGTGTAAAGGTTATAGATGCGCCGCAGATGCTCCTCGTCCGTTGGAAGACTGATCCATTCACCACGAATGACGCCAGCATTATAGGCTGCCAGGGAACCAAACCAGATGCGAAATTCAGACATAAAGACTCCTGTTCGGGCATTGTGCCCAGCTGTGTAGGGCCTTCCCAATTGCTGGGAAGGCTAGAAATTAGATTAGATCAGTCATCAAAACGAAGAGGGAGCGGCTCAGCCTCTGCGGCATCTTCCAGCATGTAGATGACATCGGCGGGGATCGGTTCCAAATCGGCCTCCCAAGCCTTCCAGAGTTTCACGGAAGCTCCGTAAACCCTAGCAGCATCGCGCACACTGAGACGTGCTGCCATGCGAAGAACTTTGACTTGGACGCCAGTGTAGAACTCGAAAGAAAGAACCATTTGAAACTCCTATCGGGCATTGTGCCCAGCTGTATCTAACTTCTCTCTAGTTATACTGGGCCAATGGTCCGATGTAAAGATAATTATCTAATGATTGTAGTTTTTTACTGTTGATATTGGGCCAATGGTCCGATATATTTTCTTTGAGCTTGGGAATAGCAGAAAGGAGGAAAGTTCATACTCAAGCGGCACTAGCGGGTAGCAAGTCCCGAGCAGTAGGTCCGCTTCGGTGGGGACTGTTCCTTAAAAATCGGCCCAAATTTGGCGTATAAAAGGCCTGGCTGAGACGCGAGATTTCTGGACTACTTTTTATGGCCAGACTATACTGCGATCGACAGCTGAAGGCTTTGACACCCTTGACCTGATCAGGTTTCGGCACGGAGATTCAACATGAGCAAAGTCGGGTTTGATGGCTATTCGATTGCTGAAGTTCTTGAGTTTACGCGTGGGCTTCGTTTGTTTCGTTTTATGGGTGCAGGCAAAGGATTCAATGGCAATCCCCAGGAATTATCATTTCGTGCAAACTTCAAGAGCAAGGATGTCCGTGACAAAACGCTTGAAAACCTTCAGACGGTCTGGGAATCGCTTGCTGGATCTGAGCCGTATCGGTTGATTGCATTCCCCAATCCAGTCGATCATTTGCGCGCCGATATCAGCATTTGCATTCGGCACGGTGGATTTGAATTGGCTGACTTCGAGTTCGTTAAACTTCACGAGCCCGCTTTTATCGATGTGCTTAGCTCTGGAGATACGGAAATAAATGACCCGCCTGAGTTTCCGTCGCGGGGTTTTGACCGAAGTCGTTATGAGGGCTAAGATTACACTGCGTTGACCACTGACTCGGTTCAATGTTAGCTTACCCAGGCTGAACCAAGCAAAAACGACTTGTCTCTGTTATGTGCGCTTCTTAAGCAAAGATACCAAACCATTGATAGACAATCGTTTTGGACCTGTTTTGTTTGCAAACCATTGTGGTATGTGGGCGACATGCTTATGTTGTCTTGTATGCCTTGACTGACAAGGTTTTAGGTACCCTATTCCTTTGTGAAGCTTGTTTTGCATGGGTTTGATGGTTTTGGGTCCTCCCAGGCCCCATTTCGCCAATGGTTGACGATCAACCGCCCTCTCTCGCCAAAATTTAAAAATTTTTTGCGTCAACAGCAACACTTCTGTGGAATGGCCACGCCACCCACAAACCCATGCTGCATAGGTACTACGGCATCCAATTTTTTCGATTTTCCAGTGTTGCTTCTGTGATTTTTTAGCGCTCGCCGCGCGAATTGGTCAACACAGAAGTGTTTTCAGAACTCAGATTTTTCCAATCGTCAACCCCAGCGAACACCCAGCCCTGTCCGCAGTTTGCGGACATCGAGTCGCTTCCTATGGCTTAACACAATCTGCTATTTCCATGATGCAGCCGAATGGTCGGCACGTTGGAGAAATGATTTTTGGAAAAGCAGACGGCAAGTATCCGCGAGTTTGCGCGGATCGTTGGCGTAAACCAGGCATCGGTAAGCCGCGCAGCGAAGAAGGGCGAGCGCCTTTCCGCTTCCGTGATCCGTGACGGCGGATCGCCTCGCATTATCATCTATGACGGCTGCCTTGAATGGCATCAGAACAAGGACCTGCGCAAGGATCGGAAGCTCGCGGATCAGCAGCCCGAAGAAGGCGACAACGCGGAGGAGATGACCCCTGCCGAGTCCAATCGTGTGCTCAGGCACTACGAAGCCCTCCAGGCGAAACTCAGCTTCGAGAAGGAAGCTGGCAACCTTATCAGCGTCGATAAATTCAAAGCCGAAGCCTTCACAGCGGCTCGCGCCACGCGCGACAGCCTTCTCTACCTGCCAAACGAAGCGGAGCGCGAGTTCAAGCGGCTCTTGACTGAATTCATCCGCAATAATCTCGGCGAGGATCGCATCAAGGACTTCACGAAGGAGCTGAACGACCTTGGCCTCGCGTTCCGTGTCTATCAGAAATCCTCGATCACGAAAGCGTTGAGGGATATGGTAAGTGAGCGTTTTGGCACCGAGTCCCTCCTGAGGGAGGACGATGAAACGGCGTCCTGATTATCTTAGCCCCCGCCTTGGCACCACGTTCATTGACTACCACTTCGGAATCCGGCCCAACCCAGACACCACGATCGCCCAGTACGCAGAGAAAAACCTCTACCTCGTTTCCGGCAAAAACCCCTTCCCAGGTCTCGTCGAATTCTCCCGCACACCCTACCTATTTGAGATCATGGATGCGCTCATGCCCGACAACGGCATTGAGCGGGTTGTGTTGATGAAGGGCTGGCAGACGGGCGGTACGCTGACGATCCTTGCCTGGATGCTCTGGGTCATGGGCGCCGCGCCTGCACCGATGATGATCGTTCAGCCAGTGTCCGAGTTGCGTGACAAATTCTCAAAGCAACGCATCAACCCGATCGTTGCCAACTGCCGGGACCTTCGGAACAAAGTCGAAGAGCATCAAAAGCACATCGCCGGCAGCAAGCGCGAGAAGGATACGCTGATATCCAAGCACTTCCCCGGCGGCCACATCACGCTCTCGACCAGTACATCGGAATCCTCGCTCCGATCCGAGAGCATCCAGTACCTGGCATTCGATGAAGTCTCAGCCTATGAGGAGGATTGCGAGGGACACGGCGACCCCTGCGGCATCGCGCTTGGCCGGACTTCGGCCTATGACGGCCGCAAAAAGATCTTTTACAACTCGACACCGACCATCAAAGAGCATTGCCGGATCGAGCGCGAATATCTCGCCACCGACAGGCGAAAATATTTCGTCCCGTGCCTCAGCTGCGGTGAAATGCAAGTCCTTGTCTGGGCGCAGATTGACCGCTCTACGGACAACCCTGCCTATCTTTGCATTCGCTGCAGCTATCGCCACTACGAGCAGGATAAATCGGAAATGCTGCGGCGCGGCGAATGGCGTGCAACCGCGGCATCCATCGACGGCGCCCGGGGCTACCACCTGCCCGCCCTCTATGCACCGCCTGGCATGTGGTCCTGGAGAAACTGCCTGGAGCAGTTCAGAAAGGGCATCGACAACCAAGTCGAGATGAAGGTCTTCGTCAACAACTGCCTTGGCGAACCCTACGAAGACGACACGATCATCACCCGCGATCCGGAATCGGTGATGAATCTTTGCGAGGACTACTGGCCCGCCGAACGCCTCCCGCATGGGATCGGCGTTATCACGGCCGGCGTCGATACGCACCCGTCCCATGTCGATATCGTCACACGCGGCTGGGGGCGGGGCGGGGAAAGCTGGGTGCTCGACCGCTGGATCGAATACGGCGACTCGAATGATGGCGAGCTCTGGGATCGGGTGTATGCGCGCCTCCAGACCACCTATCTCCATAGCAATGGCTCCGATGTTCTGCGCATCGCAGCCACAGCCGTGGACACCGGGGGCCACAATACGGGCGCCGTCTATGAATTCTGTAGCCATCTTCTGCGGCAATTCATCGTGCCGATCAAGGGTGCCAAAGGCGTTGCGGCACCGATCGTCGACAGGCCCACGGAAAAATCTGAAGCCGGCGTCTACCTTTTTTCGGTCGGAAAGCTCGCCACGCACGGGCGTCTCTATTCGTCGATCGACAAGTCCATCGCCAAATTCAAGGAATTCCAGGAGCGAAAAAAGACCGACCAGGCCGCCACGTACCGGTCGGCTGAAATCATTCATTTCCACAAAGGCCTCGGCGATGCCTTCTTCAAGGAACTGACCGCGCCCAAAAGCATCTGGAAAAAATCAGACGGCAAATACCAGCTCACCTATGAAACCACAGCCGGCGTAGCCGACCACGCGCACGACTGTCTTCGCTATGCGGACGCCGCACGCGAAATCTTCAGCGTGAACATCGACCAGCGCTGCGACGAACTCGACGGCATCCTGCCCGCCGCGTAACCCCACCACCGGAGCCCCAAATGACCCCCGAAGAGGAACTCACGGCCGTGCAAAAGGCCATCACCGCCATTCTCGGTGGCGGCCAGGAGGTTGACATCGAGGTCAACCAGAACCGCCGCCGCATCACCCGCGCCAGCCTCAAGCTCCTTTATGAGCGCGAGAAAGAGCTGAAAGCCCTGATCCGTCGCCAGAGCGGTGGAGGTATTATTCATGCAATACCTCGTTAACGCTCAAAGGCCATCCCTGTGGTCACGGATGCAGAGTGTCTTCATGCCCTCGGCATGGAACAGGCTCCCGCCAGTGGACAACCCTTACCGCTCCACATCGCGCGAACCTGGACCCATGAGCGAGTGGAACCCTCCCTCGTCCAATGCCGACGAATCACTTCTGCCGGTCCTTACGACTCTTCGCGATCAATCCCGCGACCTCGACCGAAACGAAAGCATCGCCCGCGGCGGACTCGAAAACTACATCACCAACGTGGTCGGCGACGGACTGCGGCCCCAATGCCGCATCGATCACGAGCTGATCGGGATCACCGAGGAAAAGGCGCGAGAGTTCGAGCGGCGTGCCGAGAAAATCTTTGCCCTTCACATGAACAAAAATACAGCCGACTGGCACGGCACCGGAAACTTCGCCACCCTTCAGGCCCAGGCTCTGCGGGCCAGCATGCTCGACGGCGACTGCCTCGCGGTCCGGCGCTTTAGAAACCGCCCGGGCGCGATCATGGGAACTGCGATCCAAATCATCGAGGCCTCCCGCATCCGAAGCCCAATGGAGATCAAGACTGATATCGACGTGCGGGAAGGGGTCGAACTCGACAAAACCGGGATGCCGATCGCCTATCATGTTGGAAAAACCGGAGCCGATCGATTCCTTGGCAGCGAGACGGTGCGCGTTCCCCGTTTTGACTCTGATGGTACGGCCGTCGCTCTTCACCTCTTCCACCAGCGCCTGCCAGGGCAGAGCCGGGGTGAGCCTTTCCTCGCTCCCGTCATCGGAAAGTTCAAGCAGATCTCACGCTACAGCGAAGCCGAGATTGATGCGGCCGTCATCAATGCTTTCTTCGCAGCGGCACTGACCAGCGATGTCGGTGGCATATTCGGTGATCGCTCGAAAGCCCACCTTGCCAATCCCCAGACAAAGCCGCCCGAGCGCAAGTACCATAAGTTTGGCCCCGGCACGATTCTGGAGCTTTTGCCTGGCGAGAAGCTCGAAGGCACAACTCCCGGCCGACCCAATATGAACTTCGATGCCTTTGTGCAGGCCGTCATAAAGCAGATCGGCATCGGGCTCTCTATTCCCTATGAAGTTCTCACGCAGCATTTTTCGTCGAGCTACTCAGCAGCCCGGGCGGCGATCCTTGAAGCATGGAAGGTCTTCAAAGTCCGCCGGGCCTGGCTCGTGAGCGAATTCTGCCAGCCCGTCTGGGAATGGGTGATCGCCGACGCTATTGAAAGCGGACTGCTCGATGCGCCGGGGTTTGACGATCTTTTGAAGCGTCACGCCTACCTCACAACCCAGTGGTGCGGCACGGAAATGGAAGCCATAGACCCACTCAAGGAAGCAAAGGCCAGCGAAACCGAGATAGCGATTGGAGTAAAATCCAGGCGCTACATCGTTGAAAGCCAGGGACGTGACTTCGACAAACAGATTCAGGAGTATGAAGAGGAGAAGGATATCTTCGCTGATCCGGCAGCACAAAGCCAGGACATGGGCAAGACGAATTCCGGGCAGGACCGTCCGCAATCTGCGGACAGCTGAAACCTTTACAGGGAAAGGCTGCTCCTGATATTCTTCGCCTTGCCTCTCTCTGCAGTCTTCCCTGACTGCACTTTGCCCACCCCCTCGAAATCACGCCCCCAAACACCCGGAGCCCCTCTCTGTCTTTTGCTCTCAGCTACATCACAAGCACCCCATGGGCCATCACTGAAGACTCGCTGCGGTCCATGATTGCCATTGCGACTCAGCACGGATCAATCGAAGCACTTGAAAAAGTGCGTGGAACAAGGGCCAAAAACACCGAGCGCGCGACAGTTCGCAGCGGGGTGGGCATCATCCCCATTCGCGGGCCACTATTCAAGCACGCAAACCTGATGACCGATCACTGCGGCGCCACCTCCTATGAGACGGTGATGCGCGATTTTCATCAAATGCTTGCTTCCACTGATGTCCGCAGCATCATCTTCGATATCGATTCGCCTGGCGGCGAAGCCAACGGAACATCGGAACTTTCTGATGCGATCTTTGCAGCTCGGGGCCAAAAGCCTACGGCAGCCTACATCGGCGGCACTGGAGCCAGCGCTGCCTATTGGATTGCGAGCGCCTGCGACAAGGTCTTTGCAGCAGATTCAGCCATCATCGGCAGTATCGGCGTGCAGCTCGCTCTACACAATGAAAAAAGTGAAGGCGAAATCCGCTTCGTTTCCTCACAGAGCCCGCGGAAAAACCGCGACCCCGCGACCGAAGATGGCGCAAAAGATGTCCAGACCATCATCGATGGCCTCGCAGAAGTCTTCATCGGCAAAGTCGCCCGAAACCGCGGTGTCGATCGCGCAGCCGTCCTGGAAAAATTCGGACAGGGGGCTGTCTTCGTCGCATCCGATGCACAAAGTCGCGGCCTTATTGATCAACTTTCAACGCTCGAAAGCGTCATCTCAAATCTTGGAGAACACCAATTGGCATCCGATCAGCCAATCACAGCTGAATTTATCGCCCAAGCGCACCCGACCGTGGCGGAGCACTTCATGCAGCTCGGCGCGGAACGCGCATTGGCCAAAGTCCTCGCCGACCAGAAGCGCCTCGAATCAATCAAAGGCATGGCCGAGGGCCTCGTTTCAAACGAATTCTGCCAAAGCCTGATTTCAAGCGACATGACTGCAGCCGATGCCGCCATGGCCATCATTCAGGAAGCAAAAAAGAACCCGCCAAAGCGAAAAACATCCCCAAAAGAGGCCCTTGAAAGCCAGCTTGAAGGGCTCGACGTACCACCCAAAGACCAGCCTTCATCCGCATCACTTGCCGAGCAGCAGGACTCCATTCTTTCGCTCGCTCAAAAAGTCGATGGCTTGAAAATTAAAGGAATCTAATGGACTTCAACCCTTCCTATCGGGTCGTGGACTCCTACACGCCCCGCTTGATCCATCGCGGGAATTTCCCCACCTACCGCGGATCAGTAACGATTGAACGAGGCCAGGTTTTGAAGCTGGGCTCTGTGCTCGGCCGAAAGACCGCCAGCGGCAAGTACGTCCTCTGCAGCAAAACCGCAGAGGATGGAACCACGGCGATCGCTGATGGCAGCGAAAAGCCGGTCTGCATTCTGCAAGTCGATATCGATGCCACCGAGTCCGATAAGTTCGCGCCAGTGTTCCGAACAGGCTCATTTCTCGGCCTTGATCTTGTGCTGGGCAAGGGCCACACGCTGGAAACCGTCGACGATGATCTCAGCCTGCGCTCCATCTATATCGAAAAAGGGGAGGACTGAGATATATGGCTCTTCCCATTTACGGCACCTACTACCTCAACCGCCTGATCACGCGCATCGTGCCAAAGCCAAAGTTCTTTCTCGATCGCTTCTTTCCGACTGAAGTGCAATCGACCAAAGAGGATGTCTATTTCGATGAAGCTCCTGGTGTTAAAGCCGGTATTGCTCCGTTCGTGCATCCACTTGTCGAGGCACCGATGTTCCGTGAGCAGGGCTACCGGACCAAATCCCTGCGGCCTGCCTACATCAAAGAAAAGACCGGACTCACTCCCGATCGCGGCAACGTCCGCATTGCCGGCGAGGCCTTCGGCGGTGAACTGACTCCGATGCAGCGTCTTGAACTCATGCTTGCACGCGATGTCGCCCGCCTTCAGGAACGCTGGCGCAACCGTCTCGAACTCATGGCGGCCGAGGTTGTCAAAACCGGGCGACTCACCATCAAAGGCGATGGAATCGATGCTGTCCTTGACTTTGAGCGGTCGGCGAGTCTCACCAAACGCCTGACTGGCGACAAGGCCTGGACGAACAAGGACCTTCCCATGCGCCAGCATTTTGAAGCTATTCAGCGGGAAGTCGCTTCGCTCAACCTGGGCCAGACCCGACCCTATAACGTCATCATGGGACCTGAAGCCTATGATCTTTTTGCCGCAAACAATGAGATCAAAGGCCTTCTGAACGAGATGATCCGCGGAGCTGACCTGGAGCTTCAGATCACGCCAGGCCTCCAGTCCTTTGATAGCCTTGTTTATAAGGGCAAGTTCGGCAACGTCCGCCTTTGGGTTTATGAAGCGATGTCCGATGACGGCAAGCTCTATATTGAACCGAAGCAGGCCCTCTTTTTCTGTGACAGCATCCAGGGTGTTCAGTTCTTCGGAGCGATCCAGGATCTCGACGCCAACCTGATGGCACTGAGGACCTTCCTCAAAAGCTGGAAGATCGAGGACCCCAGCCAGCGCATTGTCCTTTTGCAATCGGCACCCGTCCTTGCCACCTTTGACCCGAACACGGCATGCCTTCTCAATGTTGCCTGAGACGGACGAGGCATTTGAATCGGAAGGAAAGCCATTCGCCGGTACGCTGTCCTCGTTTGATCTCCTGTCCGAGGCTGGCACACCCGGCCTTCTGACCCGCGTTCATCGCCTTCTCGTATATGACGAGGTATCAGACGGACTCCTGGAAAAGGCCATCATCAGGCGCGTAGCAAGCGGCGAAGCTTTTGAAATCAAAAACAGGATGCGCTCCGGAGTCGGCATTACAGAGCTGGACCTCGCGCAAATCGAATCCTCACCTTTTGAGAGAAATTTTTGACCGCTGACCTTCCGCTCATTCGCATAAGGACCGAAATCGAACGCTGCCTCGCCCTGGCACTGCCTGATTTCAAGCGGTTCAATGCCCGTGTGACAAAGCTCTCGGAAGCGGATCTGCCCTGCCTGAACCTTCACTTTCATAGGGATCGTCTGGTTAAGAACCAGAATCTTCACGATGACAGGGAGGTACGATTTGAAATCGAAGCGTGTTTCAAGGCTCACTCTGATGCGGAGAGAGAGCTGTCCGTGGCAAGAAAAAGGATCGAAGATGCCATCGAAGGAAACCAGGACCTGCGGAATATCGTAACAGATTGGTCCTTTCACATGGTGGACTTCGCTCACGAAATGGTCGGAAACTCCCGCATTGCCGCCCTGGCCATCACCTGCTGCGTCGAGTACATGAGGCCACGCCTTCCGCCGGCGGAGGAGTTCAAAGGCCCACTGCGGGAAGTCTGGATCAACAGGGAAAGGGCTCCATGGACGAGCTGACGATGGAGCTTCTCGTTGTGGTCCAGGACCTTCAAAGACGGGTGAATAACCTTCTTCGGCCTGGGCGCATCATCGCCGTCGATCCCAAAGCTGAAACCGTTCGCGTTCGACTTTCCGATGGTGATGGCTCGGAAGGAAGTCTTCCGCTCGATACTCCCTGGATCAAGGTCATGCAGGAGCGTGCAGGCGAAACGTCGAGCTGGGAGTTTCCCGAGATTGGCGAGCAGGTCCTGGTGCTATCGCCTGGTGGCGAACTCAGTGGCGGCCTTGTTGGGCATGCGATTCATTACGCTGATCACCCATCGCCATCCACTGATCCCAAGGTGAAGATCCATCGCTTTTCGGACGGATTCTCGTTCAGCTATGACCAGACCTCGCACACGCTTCTGATCTCCCGCCCTTCGGAACTTAGCATCGTCATCGATGCCGAAAAGCTCCAGGTCAAAGCAAAAACTGTCGAGTTTCAGACTGAAAAAGCGGCCATTCGCAACGCAGCCGGCGACGAGTTTTTGGGACTGACTTCCGCAGCATTCAAGTCTGTGCAGAAATCGCAAACCGCAACCATGATGGGTCCGCAGCCCCTTCTCCCAGCTTCAAGCGAGCTGAAAGGGATGACTACCAAAATGGACTCTTTCGGAGGATAGCCTTGCCACTCATAGGCACTGAAAGCGCACTGGCCGATGCTCTCCATGCAGCCGCAACAGCCACCAGCGGTGATGCAAAAGTCGCCTGGAAGAAAGTTGCGGAAATCATCATCAGCCATATCACGGCCAACGCCCTGGTCACAGGTACAACTCCGAATGGCCCTCTGACCAACGGAAAGGTCACATGATCGGAATGGACGAAGTCACCGGCCAGCGCATCGAAGGCGACAGCTGGCTGAGGCAGGCCGTCCGACGCGCAATACGAACACCAAAGGGAACAAGGCCGATGTTGAGGTGGTACGGAACAAACTATCTAAAATACATAGCCGCGCCGATCACGAACGCATCCCTTCTTGAACTGACCGGCGATCTCGCCGACAGCATCGAAGCCACCATCCCCGGCAGCACGCTGCAAACCCTCACCGACCAGAAGAACGGTTCAGAAATTCTCATCTCGCTCACCATCGGAAAAGAGCAAAAAATCATCGGAGTTTAAGCCCTTGGATCTTCCGCAGATTATCGAAACGCCAGACTTTCAGGCGCAATTCAAAGACGCCCTCAAACGCTTTACTGAATCCTATCGCAAGATCGTTCCCGACTTTTTGGAACCGACCGCCGCTGACCCCATCTATCACATTCTTATTGAACTCACGCTCAACAAGGTGATCGGAACTGAGAAAATCAATAGCGCTGCATACGCGCAGCTCGTCAAACTCTCGAATGAAATTGACTTTATATTCAAAGGAAAAATCCGCCCTGGTGAAAGCTATGAGGCCTACCGCGACCGCATGCGTGGGACCAAGGACCAGGCTTCCACGGCCGGCACCCCGGCCATGTATAAGGCCCTGACCTTTCTTTACGGTGAGGCATCCCTTACGGCCGCGGGCTTGACCCGAACGGCCTCTGTCATGGACGCTTACGTGCAGGCTGCGAACGGTGAGCTTTTGATCTCGGTGCTAATCAACTCGGACGCCGCTGATCTCAAAGCTGCCGTCGTAAACTCACTGACCGAAGCGTTTAAAAAGGAAACCGTCAAACCCGCTCTCGATTCTGTGACTTTTATCGAAGCAAGGGCCGTTCCCTTCTCCATCAATGCTGTGATCTCACTCCAGCCGGGTTACACAAAGGCCTATCAGGCGCGCATCGAAGAGAACTTCCGAAAGTCATTTGAAGCTCAGAAAAAACTTGGCTGGGCGCCGACCATGAGCTGGATCGTGCGCGAACTCCATCAGCCCGGTGTCCGCTCGGTCATCCTGCAATCGCCCGCAACGAATATCCCGGTTCAAGCCGATCGCTACGCGACCATTACGCGGCTCGATCTCACGGTCGAGGAAAGCGCATGATCGAGACTCATATCCGGCAATACTACCCCGACTATGATACAGCGCCGATCGTTTCGATAAGGCTATCCCAGGACCCCGCCATCCGCGATGCAATCCTCTGGGAATACGGACTTGATCCTTTGCTCCCTTTCGCCATCGACCCGGCGCGCATCAACGACGAGATCACCGACTTCATTCGTCTCCGTGGCACTGTTGCCTCAATTCGCCTGGCACTGCGCTGGGTCGGTTTTCCCGATGCCCGCTTTGTCCGCCTCAGCTCTTCCACCTATGAAGTGGACGCCGGCCGAAAGCCAAACGAAAGGGAAATCCTGGCAATTCGCGCTGCACTTTCTGTCTCGGTGCAGGCTCGCGGAACTCTTAAACGCATCTTTAACAAGGACTTTGAAATCAAGTATGGCTGATGGATACGTACACGGAATTGTAATCAAGGAAGGCTCGGGTGAGATTCGCACCATAAGATCGCCAAGTCCTTCCGTCGTTGGACTCGTTGGAACTGCAGCGGCCGCTGGCACGACTCTTAAGGCTCTTGTCCCCGAGGTCTTCTTCAAAGAAAACACTGCTCTTGAAGCTGTTTATCCTTCCGGTTCAAGCGGACCAAAGGGAACTCTCTACCAGGCACTTCGCGGAGTCTATGAGCAAACCGATGCAACGGTCGTGGTGGTGCGTGCCCTATCCAGCTCCGACGCCGATATCATGGCAGCAATTGATAAACTCGAAGACGCCGAGGCCTTGACTGGCTTTAAGCCAAAGATTCTGGCTGCACCTGGGTTTGGCTACACCCCACCTGCCGAAGTTCAATCCGTTTCCATACCTTTAACGGCACCATTGAATAACAAAAAGACAACTGCCACTGTGGAGGTAATCAATGGCTGATGAAGTGGCGAACCCCATCGCCGTAAAACTTAAATCCATGGGCAAACGCCTGGGGGCCATCGTTTGCCTCGATGGACCGGATGACTATGCCGAAGCAGAGAAATTCCGAAAGCTTAACGGCGATGAACGCATTTATATTACATCGCCGCGCCTCAAGGTATCCGACGACAGTATGATCGTGAACGTTCCTTCCAGCGCGACCGCTGCCGGCATCTTCGCACTTATCGACTTCTGGCGCTCACCCTCCAATCAGGAAGTCCAAGGGGCACTCGGGACATCAGTTCCCATTTCCTTCGCGCTGGATGATCCACAATCCATGGGTCAGCGGCTCAATGCCATTCAAGTGGCAACCTTCGTTCGGCAGGATGGTCTGAGGCTTTGGGGCGCCCGCGGCACAGGTGATCAAACCAACCTTGCGACCAATCAGATCCAAAAGGTTCGCATCCGCGACGCCATACGGGAGGCGATCATCGCATCACACCGCTGGGCGGTGGCGGCCGGAATCACAAACAACCTTTTCTCTGCAGTCGCATCAAGCGTCAATGCTTACCTGGATGAACTCACACGTCTCGGCGCGATTGCCGGTGGCAAATGCATTCCTGACGGCGACTTTAACACACCGGGGAACCTCAACGACGGCAAGGCATTCTGGACTTATGACGTCACCCCTACCCCTGTCGTTGAAACCATGACCTTCACCGAAGTCCTCACTCAAAAATATCTGGCTGGAATAGGAGCAGCCTAAGCTGATGACAAACTCGATCCGTCTGATTTTTCTTTCCGTAGCCCTGTTTCTCACTCTGGGCGTATTCGCACAGACCACCACCCCACCTTTCTCTGACAATGAACAGCCGATTTTTTCCAACACCTACCTGATCGACAACGTGTCGAACAACTCGGTCAGCGGTGATCTCACGCTTCGCATCAATAAAAAAGCCCCTTTTGATTGCAAGACCAAGGCGGACTGCCCTGCGTCGGTGATCATCTCCAACGCCAACGGCAGCGTGAACATGCCGGTCGATGTCAATGTCGGCTCACTTTATGTTGGCAAGGCTCTGACCATTGACTCGACTGGTCGCTGGGTTGGACCTAGCAGCGGTCTGCGCGGTGATAAGGGCGACACAGGCCCGCAAGGTCCCATGGGCCTTCAAGGCCCAAAGGGCGACGCCGGCCCCATCGGACCAGCGGGACCTCAGGGTTTGAAGGGCGATACCGGAGCAACCGGAGCAACCGGAGCAACCGGAGCAACTGGTCCACAAGGCCCTCAAGGACTCAAAGGCGACACTGGTGCCACAGGGCCGGCTGGTCCTCAGGGTATCAAAGGCGATACAGGAGCTACCGGAGTGGCAGGACCGCAAGGTCCAAGAGGCGACATCGGCCCGGCAGGACCCCAAGGCATTCAGGGCTTCAAAGGAGACACGGGTGCGATGGGACCTCAAGGACCACAGGGCGTCAAAGGCGACACAGGCCTGACAGGAGCTCAAGGCATCAAAGGCGACAAAGGAGATCCGGGGGATGGTTGCTGGTATGACGATCAAACGCAAAGGATCAACTGTGCTGGCGGAACATGGATTCCCCTTTCCTCGATCAAAGGACCGCAAGGCGATCGCGGAGCAAGCGGACCCACGGGACCCACGGGCGCAACCGGTCCTGCGGGACCGACCGGACCAACTGGGCCTTCGGGAGCGACTGGACCAACTGGACCTCAAGGACCTGCCGGCTTTCGTGAATGCCGCACCGTTACTGCAGACATAGGACCTGATTCGGCGGGTGGGACCAATCCACAGACGCTTTTTGTTTTCGCCGACTGCAACGGAACAGCGAAGCCATCCATTGTAACAGGCGGGAGCTGTTTTGCCTCAAGTGGAAGACCACTGCTTTTGAACGTTCCAACGATTGATTCCACGATCAACCCAAGCACAGGAAAACCCATATTCAACCGCTGGCAGTGTCGCGGCGAAAGTACCAACAACACCTCGGGAAGACTCACCGCCACAGCCATCTGCTGCAGTAACTGATCTCGACCCCTAATCCTCCGCGGCTGGCTCCCAGCCCACCATGCCAGCCGCCTTCTCCTCTCCCTGGAATCAAAGATGAAATATCCCAAGCATTTGAAAAACTTCAATGTGACATTCGGCGTGTCGGAATTTTCTGGCGTCTGCGAAGAGATCACCCTTCCAAAGATCAAATACAAAACCGAGGAATGGCGCGGTGCGGGAATGGACGCGCCCATCGAAATCCCTGTTGGACTTGAAAAGCTTGAATGTACCATGAAATTCGGTGAGCAAACCATCGAAGGTTACGTGTCTGCAGGCGTTGTCCTTTCAGGATTTGTTACCGTAACCATCTTTGGTCACATCGCAGCCATCGATGGAAAGACCGATAACCTCACCTGCATCCTGCGCGGCTGGATCAAAACGGTCGATCCTGGAACTTTCAAAGCTGGTGATCCCAAATCCGCAACCCAGACCCTTGAGATGTCCGTTATCAGCTGGATAATGACTCGCGGCGTCATTCCTCTTGTGACGATTGATGTCATGCGCGGCATCACGATGCACGGACCACTCGATCAGCACGAAGCGGCGCGCAAAGGCCTCAAACTCACCTGATCCCACCCACTCCAGGAGATAAGCATGGACCTTCCTTTGATCGAACCCTTTCACTTCAAGGGCAAAAAATACGAGTCTGTCACGCTCTCCGACTACTTCAAAACCCGCCACAAGATGGCTCTTGCGAATAACGTCAGCAGAACCGAAAGCGAGCAGCACGAAGCACTTGTCATGTCTTTCTGCGAAAACCTGCCAGCCGAATCCTTTGGCGATATCTCTGCGGACGACATGGACCTGATTGCAAATCACGTCAATGAAGTCATGGAAAAATACGCCGCGCGGCATGGCCTCATGGAGCAGGGCGGTGCTGGAAAAAAGCCAGGGAAGCCATCCAGCGGGAACCGGCAAAAACGCTGATGCGAAGCATCGCCATCATGCGCGAACGCTACGGATTCACAGCCACCGAATGCCTGGAGATGGCCTATGAGGAATTCGATCGCTGGCTTTGCGCACTGATAGACGAGGAGTCGAAAAGCGATGACGAGGATGGAGAGGAAACCTGGGAAGCCGTAAATGCCTGATAGACATGTAAGCGTAAAGATAAGGGCTGCATTTGATACAGCCTTCAACGCAACCTTCATGACGGCCGATGAGCGGGTCAAGGGACTTGAAAAAAGCCTTAAAGGACTCAAGGCTACGTCGGCCGATATCCAAAACTATAAGACCAGTCGGGAGTCGGTACAAAAGCTGACGGCGGATATTGCATCCCAGACTGCTGAGCTGGAAAGAGCCAAGGACTCAAGAGTCAAGGCAGCAGGGGCTGCGAAGGTCTTTAACGATGCCGAACGAAAAGCTTCAGCAGCTGTGCAGCAGAGCCTCGCCGACTTTCGACTGCGACGTGACGCCTATGCGAAGGAGAAGGAAGCCCAGGAGAAACTTCTCAATCCCTCCAAGGCCCAAAAGGAATACCTGCGCCAGTTGAAAAGAGAGCGCGATGAGGCGAAGAAGGTCCACGAGTCGGCTACTTCCGAATTGAAGAAAGCCACTGCCGCCGCCAATGATCATCGGAAAGCGGCACTTGCTGATGGAACCAGCGTTGAGCTTCTTACCAGGAACGAAAAGGCTCTGGCTTCCACACTGAAGGCAACTGAAGCCCAGCTTAAAAAGAGCGAGGAGAATTCAAAGAAGTATGCCGAGTCTTTGAGAAAGGCCGGGGTCAATGTCGATGAACTGGATGCAGCAGAAAAGAAGCTCAACCAGACCATGGCCCATCAGAATGCTGCCATTAAAAGCCATAGCCGGGCTCGAACCTTTTCTGATCGCGCTGACGAGTTGCGCTCGGATGCCACCCGGAATGCAGTTATGGCCGTCGGGCTTGGCTACCTTTTCACCAAACCTCTGGCCTCTGCCATTGCTTTTGAAAAGCAAATGTCCCGCGTCAAAGCCATGGCCGGAGCGACATCGGCTGAGTATAAGGTTCTGAAGGATGATGCAAGGCGACTTGGCGCTGAGACCGTGTACTCGGCCCTGCAGGTTGCGGAAGCCCAGAACGAACTGGCAACGGCCGGCTTTCGGACCAACGAAATCATTGAAACGATGCCACACCTTTTGGCCCTTGCCAATAGCAGCATGACGAGCCTTGCGCGAACGGCGGAAATCACAGCATCGGTCCTTCGTGGCTTCAGCATCGATGTCAGTGAAATGGAGCGGGTCGGTGATGCACTGACGGCCGCCTACACTTCGTCCGCATCAAGCCTTGAATCTCTCGGTGAAATGCTGAAATACGTCGCGTCCATCGCCACAGTCACCGGATCAAGCCTTGAAGAAGTCCTCGGCGCTTCGTCGGTTCTCCACAACAATGGCATAACAGGCTCAATGGCCGGCACCACAATGCGGGCGTTCCTCCTTCGCCTCTCCGATCCCCCGCGAGCCACGAAGAAGGTTTTGGAGGACATGAACGTCAAGCTTCGTGATGGCGCAGGCAATATGCGCAACTGGCTTGATATCATCCACGATATGAATAAAGCCCTTCTCGGAACAGGCACCGCCCAGCAGGCAGCAGTCTGGAAAAAGGTTGCTGGCGAGGAAGCTGCGCCTGGCGTGGCGAAGATAGCGGAGGCCGAAAAGAGCGGAGCCCTTCAGCTTGAGATCAAAAAGTATCAGCTGGCTCCAGCTTTCAATAAGCTGGGCGAGAATCTTCTCAGCATGCCTGACACAAAGATCAAGGAACTGGCTGGTAGTATGGGCGTTCAGTTCAATCGCGCCATGTCGGGCGGCGGGATGATTCAAAGCCTTGCGGGATCACTCAAAGGCCTCAAAGGCGAAGCTTACAATCAGCAGCTGGCGAAGATTATCTCCGGCATCGGAATGGCTCCATCTCTCTCCGATATAAAGACGGCCGAGTTCGACGCTAAAGATCCTGCGGCCCAGAACGCTTTGAAAGCCCTTCGGATTAAACCTACAAAAGCCCTTGGTGGTCAAAAGTCCAATGAGGAGCTGACGCGCGAAGTCAAGACTGCACTTCAAACCCTGCCAATGGAAGAGCAGCTTAAATACATCGAGATTTTCTTCTCCAAAACCCGCCGTGGAATGCGCGATCTCTTCAAGGAATTCTCGCGGAGCGGCAAGGATTCCGATCAGCTCGTTCAGGCTCTGGATGAAACCCAGAACATGAAGAAGACCCGCAAGGCACTGAGCGAGAATGCGGCCAACGATCTGGAGCAAATCACAGGCGACTTCGGCGACATGATGGTGTCGCTCGGCGACGCCTTTCTGCCGGTGCTCAAGGACATTACAAATACCGTCAAACCACTAACTGAGTCGTTCTCAAAGTGGATCTCAAAGCACCGTGAAGTGGCCAAGTGGGTCATGATAACTGTTGGCGGGCTCGCCCTTCTCAATGGTGTCCTTGCCGTCAGCAGGTTCGCATTAGGTGGCGTTGTCGAAGCCGTCGGCAAAACCTACAAAGCTTTTGGCAAGAATAAGCTGCTTGGCCGCATCTCGCGAGGGCTGTTCAAGGGAGCGAAACGTGGCGGATCAGGCATCCTGAGAGGAGCAAAGTTTCTATCCAAGGCTGGGCTGGGCGGACTTTCAAAGGTTGCCCGGGCTGGCGCAAAGATCGGAATGAAAGGCATCAGCATGGGCGGATCACTTTTGCTCCAGGGCGCGCAGAAGCTGATCTCTATGGGTCCAGCCATTTCCAGCGCAATTGGTGTCGTCATCACCGGCATTCGCGCGGTCGGTGCGGCGCTTCTTACGACGCCGATCGGTCTGACAATTACCGCCATCTCCGTCGCGCTCTTTCTCGTTTGGAAAAACTGGGGTGTGATCCAGCCCTGGCTCATCAAAAAATGGGAAATGCTGAAGGTTTACTTTTTCGATCTGCTCTCGCGCGTCACGACGGCCGTCAGGTCCGCCTGGGGTTGGATCAAAGAGCACATGAGCTGGCATCCGGTCGTCTACATTGCGAAAAACTGGGAAAAGTTGATCGGCATGTTTAAGACGGTCTACGAGAAGATCAAGCCATACATAAGCAAAATATTTCCAACGGACGATACCGACATCTCGATTAGCGGCCCTGAGAAGCCAGGCTTTCTTTCCCGCATGGTGGACGCGGCCGATAAAGGCACGAACGATGCGAAGGATTTTTTTTCTGGGCTGTTCGAGTCGCCAGTCAAGGACATCAAATCCGACGTTCCAACTCTTCCCAGCGAAGCCCGTAGCGAAGCTGGCTATACCCAGCGCAATGTGATCACCGTCAATGCAAAGATTCATGTTGATGCAGGCCCCAAAGCGCCCATCGAAGTTGCGCAAAAAATCAAAGCAGAGATTCAGTCGGCGTTTCGCATGACGCCATCATTTGATCTCTTTGATGAACCCATGGTGAGCTGATGGCCGTCGATCCCATCCCACTGACAAGAAAAGAGGTCCTGGCGCGGCTCGGTGATTTTTCGTTCGAGCTGCTCACCCTTGTGCCGGACAAGATGGATAGGGAGACGACCTATCGCTGGGTTCGGCAGGAGCCGATCAATGCGCCGCCGGTCTTCCAATACCTCGGTGCCAATCCCCGCGATGAAACCGCCACCGCGCACCAGGATATCTGGACAGTTGCAGGTGTTCTCTATCCCGAGGTGTCGGGCCGCATCGATCACCTTAAAAAGCTGCGGGAAATCGCACTCTCTGGAAAGCCGCAGCGCTTCGTCTATGCAGACACTGTGCTCGGCCAGAACCTTGGACTTTGCATTATTCACCGCATAAAGGAATCCCGGACTATCTTTTACGGTGACGGGATTCCCCGCAAGATTGAATTCACTCTTGAACTGGAAAAATTCAGTGCGCAATCGACCGCTCAATGACGGCGAGGAGCTGGACCGTATCTGCTGGGATGAGTATGGCGAGCTGCCTGGTTCGGTGGAAGCCGTCCTGAGAGCAAACTGGGATCGGCTCGACCTTTTTGACAATCTCGGCCGCGTCACTCCATTGGCTCTTCCCACCACCATTTTTCTTCCCGACCTCACCCGCCCTACCGACACAACACAAAGTGTGAGAATTTTTGATTGATCCCGAACTTCCGCATCATCTCCGATGGCAAGGATCTGACCAACGCCATCAGAAGTCGCCTCCTTAGACTTACAATCCGCGACGAAAAGAAGCTGAAGTCAGACTCCCTCTCTATTGAGTTGGCCGATGACCCGCCGATCACTTTGCCAAAGGACAACCAGGTCTTCGATGTCGCCATCGGCTACAAAGACCTTCTGGTCAATGTCGGCAGCTTCGCAACCAAGCATATCGCCGTATCCGGTCCACCGCGCATTTTGAAGATCGAAGCTTCGGCAATGAACCAGGCAGCGGCGATCAAGACGCGGCGCGAGCAGTCCTGGGAGTCCACGACGCTTGGCGATCTGGTCGCGGCCATCGCCCGCCGAAATGGACTTACGCCCGCGGTGATCCAGGACCTCAAATCCATTCCAATTTCTCATGAGAACCAGACGGAGTCGGACGCCGCCTTCCTTCAGCGGCTCGGGCGCCGGTACGATTTTCTGTTCAAAGTCGCAAACGGACGATTGATTGCAACCCCTTTTGACAAGAGCCGCAAGGCTTCTGGCGGTGAGCTTCCAAAGATCGAAGTTTCAAACCCAATACGGTACGAGTTTTCAGGAGATCAGACTAGAAAGTATACGGGCGTAAGGGCCTACTGGTACGACTCCCAGGCTGCAGCGAAGCGTTATGTTTTTTTCGGGCAGCAGGGCGTTGTGCTGGAACTTGAATTCAATCAAGTGTCCGAAGCCCAGGCGCGCAAGGTTGCCGAGGCGAAGTTCCGTGAGGTATCCCGGAAAGGCAAGACGCTTAGCTTTACCGTGCCTGGCAACCTGGACTTGGCAGCGGAAAGGAAGTGTATGGTGACAGGCATACGCCAGGGGATCGACGGAGAATGGATCATCAAGACCGTAGAGCACACCATTGATGCAAGCGGCTTTCTGAGCAGTGTTGAGTGCTCTGTGAGCGGTTATGCTCTCCAGAGCCCAGTTGATGAATCAAGCGAAGATGACTCGTGATGCGCTCTCAGGGCCATACTATGCGAAAGCTTTTTTTCTCAGCTGTCCGTTTAGGATGTGTCCTTTCAATGAACCCATATTTTTCCAAAGAAGTCATTGAAGTCGAAACGTGCGTAAAGTGACAGTTCGTTCCTTGCTCAATTTCTTGATTGGAATAGAGAAGCCACCCTCTTCCCTCTCTGATTGTTCGGCCAAGCAGATATAGAGCAATTCTAATCTCTCGCAGTCCAAACTCAGAAGATGCTAAGTAGCTAACCACCCGAGAAACAAATTCTCTTTCCGCTTCATTTGAATCGGTTAGTAGGCTTTGTATCAAAGTGTTTTCGCTAGTACTGTGCGCGCCCTTCTTGACTAGCGTCACCTCTTTTGCTTGCTCTACGATAGGTGATTCGACGCTTACCGATTCGGCTTTAGCTATATTAGCGTTTGCCGTTTTAGCGATTGCCTTTTGGGCATTTGCTGTTTCAGCGAACATACTATCTGATATCGCCAATTCAGTCTTGGCCTGATCTGACTTAGACGCATCAGGAATTGCCGATACAGCTATTGCCGTTCCAGCATTTTCTGAATTGGCTTTAGCTAATTGAGCGTTATCTGTTTCGGCTTTTGCTTTGATAGCATTTTCTGCTTCAGCTTTTCCTATTTTAGCATTTTCTGTTTCGGCTTTTGCTGTCTCAGCTATTGCTGTACTAGCAAAATCCGACTCGGCTATATCCATTTTAGCTTTTGCTGTTTTAGCTATTGCCGAATCAGCAAATCCTATCTCGTCTACAGCTATTACAGCGTTCGCTGCTTCAGCAATTGCTAATTCGGAGTTTGCTGAATTAGCAATAGCCGCTTCGGCTAAATCGAATTCTGACTTAGCTGAAGAAGCATTTGCCAAATCAGATATAGATGTTTCAGCATTAGCTGACTTGGCGTCTGCTGAAATGACTTCACATGTTTCAAGTCCAGGTTCAGACACAGTTGCAGAAACGATATTCTCTTGCGTGGAGATCGTGTTCGAGTCTGAAAAACTGCTCGCTTCTGGATCAGTCCGCGGAGTAACTGCACTTTCACGCGCTTCCGATTCAACGGCAGCATCATGATTAACTAACGGTAATGACTCCAATTTATCTGAAATGTCATTAGCTGAATCAGCTAATGCTGAATTAGCTAAGTCCCCTGCTGAAGTAGCTTGTTGCTTCTTCAACTTTTGAGGCGGTTTCGCGGTCTTTGAACGACCTTTGGCAAGGAGGCTTTCAATATCCATGGGTCACAGCCTCCGCGACGGTAGCAGCACCCTTCTTAGCTTTAGAACCTAACTGGGTTTTCCAAGAATCGATTTCGAACAACTCAACAAGCAGCTTATCGATGCTATCTAAAGCCGGTGCCTTAGTACGTGGTACGCTCCAAATGGAATCGCCACTGGTCAAAGCTTTTACAAGCGCGTTAGAGTTTGGAATGACTTCTTTGCAGAGATGCTCTTTGCTGAATACCATGTTCAAGTCTGACAACATTTCAAACGATAGATTCGTCCTCTGGTCGAATTTATTGATCACGACCTTATAGTCACCTTCTGACTCATATTCCTGTTTAACAAAATCAATATGCTTCTTCATGAGCTTCAAGCCCTTAACAGAAAAGCCTTCAGTATTGACTGGAATAAGTGCGCATCCGGTAAAAGCATGGGCAGCAAAAGAAACTCGATTGAACTCTCCAGCCAGATCGACAAAGATTGCGTCATACTCGTCTTTCGCACCAATCAATAGACGCGAAAATATCTTGCCGACGTCTGCGCCAGAGTTCACAAGCGCCAAATCCAGTTCCGCTAATCCAAGGTTAGATGGAAGAACGTGAAGGTAAGGCGTAACTTCAAAGAGCGCATCATGCCAGTCATAGGTTTCGCCAGCGATACGCTTATCAAATAAATCCTTCATAGTTACGACGTCTTTATGATCGTCGTTAATGCCCAAACTATTTGTCGCATTCGCTTGCTTATCTAAGTCAATGACCAGCGTTCTATGAGCGTATGTGCTGGCTCTGGTGCTCAAGCCATGCGCTAAAAGTGTCTTACCGACGCCACCTTTAACGTTATGATGGCAAAATGCACGCTTCTTCTTCTTCAAACTGCCACGCAAAGAAATGATTCTATCTAGGGTCGCCGGATAGATTCTATGCTGTCGCTGCCCTTTTTGCTGAGTCTCAATCCCATTGTCTTTGCACAATTTGTGCAAACCTTGAACAGTAATGCCGAGGACATTCGCTACATCAACTGGTGTCAAGTACAATTCCATCGCCGCGAGACTCCCCCAAGAGTTTGGTTTAAAAAAATCATAGCATGCGGCTGTTGATTTAAACCATCAAAAATAAACTTTCTGAATAAAATACTGAGGTGTCCAAAGTGTCGGGCTGGTTGCACACCTTAGCTATTTTAGCTTTTTCTTTTTCAGCGAAAGCTGTTTCAGCTAACTTGCATATTAGCCGTTTTAGCAATTGCGCTTCTAGCAAAAGCTGCATTGGCTAACTTGTACCGCCCCTTCGATTGTAGCGAACAGTCAGATTTACGATTGTCTTACTGTCTGTCTCAGAGCTTGTCCTATTGGCTGTCTCAAAGCATGCAATATTGAAAAATTAGATTTTCTACGGTACACCGGGAGATCCGAGCAAATCTGTCGCTGCTAAACTGGCAATTGCTACAACAGCTGTCGCCAATACAGCTGTCGCCAATACAGCTGTCGCCAATACAGCTGTCGCCAATACAGCTGTCGCCAATACAGCTGTCGCCAATGCAGCTGCTGCTAGATCAGCGATTGCCGATTCGTACGATTATATTTTCAAATTTAACTCGTTAGACTTTTTAAAGTTAGAAGTGCGGACTGCGAAGTCAGCACGGAAGTTTACAACCTTGCATTTGGACCCGGCTGCCAAGGATGACCAACCAGAATTTACTCATGGAGCACGCCAGTGAACTGGCCGACCTCGCTGCCGCATGCGGGATCGATTGGTATCAGATCAAGGATCTGACGGCCGGCACGCATCATGATCTCCCCACAATCCATAAGAAGTACAGCAAACGCTGTACCATGTGGGTCCGCGAGTTCACAGATAAGGGTGGCAGTCCGCAACTCAGCATCACTTTCCACACTCGCAAGCACGGCGGTGTCACACGCAATTGGTATTCGCGCTCACCCGGTGGCTACGGAGGACAGCTTCCGAAGCGAAACGTCAGCCGCGAGGAAGCCGAACGAAAGCGCCGCAAGGAACGGTTCCTTGCCTACCAGAAAGGCTGGGACTCCGCGCAAAAAAGCACCGGGTTTCCCTATCTCGATACAAAAGGCATCGCTGCCATCCTAGATCATTTTGAGCTGCGGCAGACCTCGGATCGCAAGGTCACAGGCAGCGGAAGCGTGACCCCATTCATTTGTTTTCCGCTTTTCAACCGCGACGGACACTACGTTGGACTTCAGCGCATATACGCCGATGGAACCAAAAAGCTTACTGCTGCTGTGATGGAAGGGCAGTACGTAGGTGCTCATTCCGTCATCGGAGATCCGGAGGCGAGCAATGTTATCTACATTGCTGAAGGCTTCGCCACCTGCGCCAGCATTTTTCTGGCCACGGGTTCCGCGGTTGTTTTCGCCTATAGCGCGAGCAACCTTGATCCGGTCTGTGCCTATTTCCGCTCAAAGTACCCCGAACGCGAAATCGTCATCGCGGCCGACAACGACTGGACACCAAAGGGCAACACCGGGGTGTTCAAGGCTCTGGAAGCTGCGCAGCAGAACCGGACCCGTGGCGAAGGTCTTAAGGTCATAGTCCCGCCCCTGATCGGTCAGCAAAAGACTGACTTCAATGATATTCATACCTGCCTGGGACTCGGTGAGCTTCGGGAAACCCTGGCAAATCCTGCCAACACTCTACGGCCATCGAGGGAGCGCGATCAGTTTTTACTAACCCTTCTCAGCCATGCCTACGCGCAGCAGATGCCGGCGATTGTGAGAAGACTGGCCGTATTGCTCAAGGTTCCCCATCTCATATCAGAGGAAGCGCTCCGCGAGCGGATCACCGAGGCCCTTGGCATTCGGGCTGATCAGCGCATGATCTTCAAGGCTATCCGCTCGGTCGTGATCGCAGGCAAGTACAAGGCCAAGGCCATTGCCGGGATTGATCCGAACAAGGTTCAGCATTATCGGCAGTATCAAACGGTGCGAAACGAGGGCGGGCACCTCGTCATCGGTGAGGACGCCGTCCAGGCTGTGATGGAGGAGCTTCAAAAGGGAAGAACCGTTATCGTCAAGTCCCCGATGGGGAGCGGAAAGACAGAAATTCTGATCCGAAAGGCGATGCGGGGAGCAGGCCGTGCAGCCCATATCCTGCCGAGGGTGTCGGTCGTCAACGATGCCGCCGGTCGGCTTCAGCTTGACCACTACCGCGATATCGACAAATTCCGGGCCTACTTCACCGATCAAATGGTCAGCTGTATCAACTCCATGGGAGCCAAGCGATTCATGGCAGACAATGGTCGCAACTGGTTTGAAAACCTCGACCTACTTTGCCTCGACGAAGCCAGCCAGGTGCTCCCGCAGGTGGCCTCGCTGGGGAATCCCTTGCGCCGACGTGCCAACCACCTAGCCCTCGTCAACTCCATAAAGACTGCGGGTTCTATTCTGATTGCCGATGCCGACGCAAATGACTTTCTGGTGAATGAGTTGAAACGGATCGATCCTGATCGGAGCATAACGCTCATTGATATCGGCCATCCACCGGCCGAGCAGAAACGCTTGCGGGTAGGAGTTACAGACTCCGTTTCCTTTGTCAGAAAAGCCCTGCTTGATGCCGCCACTGATGGCGAGCGTTGTCTCCTGGCAACGGATAACCGGCAAAAGGCCATTGAGATCGAGCGGGCGATTCGCTATCTCCGGCCAGGGACAAGGGTTCTGAACATTCACAGGGAGCCCTCCAAGGCCAATCTTGAGAAGATCCGCCGCTTCTATGACAATCCAAACACCGAGTGCCTGGACTGCGATGTACTGATCTACTCGCCCGCCATTACTTCGGGTGTCTCGATTACAACTCCTCATTTCAGGAAGCACTTTGGAATCTTCACGGGCATCATCAAGGTGAACGACATGATGCAGATGCTCGGCCGCGATCGGACTGCAGAGGAATGGCTTCTGGCTCTGGCGCCGCGCAGCTGGGCTGAACAAAGACTTCGCGCTTCGATTGACCTTGAAAGCGTGGGGGAGTCACCGACGCTCTTTTCCGAACTGAAGTACGCAACTGATCGCTATGAAATCGAGGCACGAGAGAACCTTACTGTCCTGGCCATGAATATCCTGAAGATGAAGGGCCACAGGGTTTCCATGCTCGATATCACGTCCTGGGAAGGGGCGGGAGCCATCGATATGCTGACGATGAATATCGCCAAAGGCATGAAGCAGGAGCGTCTCCGGCGAATTCTGGGCCAGCCGGAAATCAGTGAGAGCGACTATCAAAGTCTTAAAAGACACTGGTTGCCAGACGAGAACGAGGCTGCAGCCATCTACGCTTATAAAATCCGCCATGTCCTTTGTGCTGATCTCACCGAAGAAAACGTCTCGTTCATGGATCAGGGTGGACTCAAAAAAGTCGCCCTCTTTGAAACACTGCTTGGAAGCGATGCCGACCTGAAGCGCTTTGATGCGGACGAGAAGCAAACCCTCGATCCATCGCTCCGCTACCACGCGGCCGCAAAAAAGGAATTTCTGACCGCGGTATTCGAACGTCTTCAAATCTCACTTAAAACCTTTGTTGGTGAATTTACGCATAAGGAGTGCCAGGCTGTGGTTGCCCTCTTTATGGAGCAGGCGCAGAAAGCCAATGCCGTGTTCGACGGAATCATCGATCCTGAGCACCCGCCCCGTTGCGCGACCACGTTTGTCCAAAAGATTTTCCGAAGACTCGGCCTCCGTATTGGGGGGAGAAAATCCAACGGGCGCATGATCCGCTTCGTTGAGACTTCCGATCTATCCCGCATGCTGACCCTCCGTGATCGCCGCCTGGCCAATGGAAAATCACTTTACTCCACTGCAATAAAGACAGAATCCGAGGCTGCATAGAACAGGCCCCAGCCACGGTTTTCCAGAATCCGGGGTCCGGGTTCTGGATCTCTGCGTCCTCAGTCCGCGGAACTGGGCTCACCTCGGCCTCACGGAGACTGGATCTCACTGCTTGCACGCCATTGAGACTATGTGGATGAGCTTTTATGCATCGATCGTACAGAAAAAGTGAGTGTTTTTGAACTTTTGAACCTATATTTATAGATAAAAACAAGAAATCACGAGATACGTTGCCACCTCCAGCAAAGCTTATGCATCTATCTGCATAACTAGAACGGGCTCTATCTACTTAGTCAGGGAGACTTAACTATGCATCTTATCAAGACAGGCAAAGTCTCCCTTGGTATGTAGGCGTTAAAGCTAAAGCAATGGACAGAAATCCAGTAGGTCTACTTAATCAAAGGGCGAAAATCCGAAAAACGACTCCAGAGTTCCTGGTCTTTTTCAGACCAACGTATAAGTGGCAGCTTAAACTCATCCTCTAGAATAGGAATCACTCGTTGAACCAGCAGTATAGCTTCCTGCGGCGACGTTGCTTGACAGACCAATTGTCCAAAATAGTCTAGGTTGCTAGTGCAGGCTCTGACGTCGCCATCGACTTTTATCGTAACCTCGATTCTATCGTCGAAAAATCTGCGGGACGTCCATGGTGCTCGGAAGACCGTATCTACCTCTGAGGCTAGGAGCCGATTCAAAAGGTGTGCCTTCACCGGCAGATTTTGCAACTTAACAGGCAGGTTAACATGTGCATTTAGAACAGCACGCGCAAGATCGATACCATAGGCTTTCTCGATGAGTTCGGGAATGCCAACTCCAGGTAACCTGGGATTGAAATCTAACAAGCGAAAACCTCTCTCGCCATAGATCATCTCGATATGACACATTCCCCAATTAAAACCGATTGCTTGACAGATAGCCTTTGCAAAACTCTCACAATTCGCCCACGCTTGTTTACTAAGATAACCTGGTACTAAGGAACCGAGTTCTACGGATTCATTGTGCTGAGCCCTTTGCCTTTGGGAGAGAGTGACTAATTGAAACTCGTTCTTGGAAACCAGACATTCGGCTGAAAGGAGGATGCCTTCCAGATATTCTTCACAGATATAGTCTGGATTGGAACCGAGAACCTCGTTGGCTAGTGTCTTACTATTTTTGAAAAGTTGTAGCCATGATCGGAGATCTTCGCGGGTATGAACCTTTTGCACATTTAGGCTTGAAACTCCGCCTCGCGGCTTCAGTATTAGAGGGAAATCCGAATCTTCAATCATATGCATCGAATCGGAATTGAAGTTCTTGTTGTAAGCAAGTCCATGATCTTTCAGGACGCGTTGGATCCCAAACTTGTCATGAGCTAGTTTGGATGCTTGGAGGCTTAGAAAGGGAACCACTATTTGGTCACAAATGATGGCTAGCTTTTCAATAATGAAGTGCTCCAAGCAGATTACTGCATCGATAGGTAATTCTCGATTGATGCGGTCAAGTTCACTTTTCATCAGCTCAAGATCGTTTGAATCTCGGATTACGACAAACTTTCGGCAGTATTGAGCAAAGAGACTTTCCTGAATATCGAATTGGTAGAAGGTATGCTGAAATACGACGATCGATAATTTCGCTTCTTCAGCAATACATTTTAACATTTTGATGTAGAAAGTCGCGTTAGGACAGGGTCCAAATAAGACTACATGTTTTGCCATTGCATGCCACCTTCACCATAATAGGTGGTGATATCGGGCAAAAGTTCCCTCTACTTAAATCAATCATATTGTCCAGCCAACTTCTCGAAGGCACTCTTCTAGTCTTCGAGGGACTCTCTGACTTCTTGCGACCACAAAACGATCAAGTCCTTCAGGGATGATCGGATGATCAGGTAGGACTTGGATGAAGATTCATGACCAACGAGATGGCATTGACCATGATTACATTTTATTCACTTTTGTATAATTATACAACAATATTAAGATGTTACGCGGCGAAATATTTTTATAACTAGCCACAAACATGGCATTTATTCCAGCCATGCCTGGTACAATAGTTGTGGTACGTATGTTGCTCCAACGGACTCAAATAAGTCCAACCAGGAGTCAATCATGAAATGTAGGGTCATCCGCACAGATGATGAATTGAAAAAATATGTCGAACGTTTTGCGGAATACTCTGGGATTATTTATCCTTTTCAATACTTACGCCCAGCAAAAGTATTCGGAGTGTTCGACTCCGAAACGCTCGTAGGTGGGTTCATTCTCGCAGATGGCGACAATATTCGATGGATGAAGCAGGTCCCTCTCGAAAATAATGAATTCTTCAAAACCGTCGATCCATCCATGCTTGTCGAACTCAACGGGGTTTGGCTTGATGCGTCGCTCCGAAAATCTAACAAAACCATCGATTTCTGGTCATTCGTTGCCAAGGAAATCGTTGCCTTTGGAAAGCCAATTCCCACTTTTGCATACCTTACAGAAAGAAAAGGGCTTGCTGAACTCTATATGCCTATAACTGTTGGGAAAATTTTTTCAGGCCAAATGATCACAACTGATAAACACCTGACAGTATGCTATTCAAATCTATTTAGATTCCGATATTTTAAAGTATTATATGCGAGTCGATACGTAACTCGATACTTTAGAGATGGCGGAAAAAGTGAGCAGCATCTCCAAAAAGCAGCTCGAAGCTGAAAAGCTATACCAACGCTTTTTGAACGCTCAGGCAACCAAAGTAATCGGAAGCCTCTGGGGACTGCTCCTCATCGCAGTGCTTCTTGCTCTTGTGACATATGATATATTCAATTTTAAAGACGATTTGGATCGCCTACTAGTCGGGGGGCGCTTCGCGCCTTGCATCCTTCTGATCCTGATTTCGATTTACAAACATAATAGTGTGAGTCCTTCCTGGGCAGAGAGAGCTCCTTATGTGTTCGATCTGATCTGTGTTTCATATGTGGGAGCCTCGGTACTCTTGACAATCATATCTCACAAAACAGAATTCCCGTTGGATTCTGCTCCGATTCAAATCTCGCTCTTTGCTGCTTGCATGCTCGGTTTTCACAGCCTTCGTTACATCTTGGTTCGGAATATACTCTTCGTGGGAATGGTTAGTCTGGCACTTGTGCTGTTCGATTCGACTACTCTTCTGATCGCGCAGGCAGCTCAACTTATCGTAGGTGGCGGGATAGGATCTGTGATCTTTTTGTTGATAACCAACAGTTTGTTTCGGACCCAGTACATTATCAGTACCCAGTTGAGCCAGCAGACGCTGGACTTTCGATCACATCTGGAATCGACCAAATACGATCATCAGAAGACTATGATTTTCGACGGCTTCAAGGAAGAGGAAACCATGCCGTGCCATGCCGGGGAAGCTCTGGTGTTTAAGCTGGATGTCATTGATAGTTCAAAAATACGCGACACCAATTATCCGAAGCACTTTGAAGCTTTCTGCGAAGAAGTAGAGGCTGAATTATTGTCACGTATGACAGTAGCCAGTATGGATCCTATATTTCTTAACGGTCGAGGATATTTCATAAAGAGCGTCGGTGACGCAGCCATTTTTTCAATAGGAAATCCGGTTTCCGTTGCGAAGCCCGATACCATGCAGGAAGCTACAGATTTCCTATTGAAAACGATCGACACAACCTTCAAAAAGCACATGTCAAATGTTTCATCCGAAATACCAATACGTTATTGCATCGGGGTTGCATACGACAAATTGCAAGGTGGCTTCTCAGGAAAGCGAAAACTATATGACTTGAATGGCAGAGGCCAAATTCTTGCAGAGCGCTACGAGAACCTAAGGAAACGATTCCAATCACTGGCAATACAGACTCCCAATGGAAATTTTCTAATAGTTCAAGATAAGGCAAAGGCTTTCCTTAAGAATGAATTGCTTTATACGTTTGAAAAATTTCCTGTAGATGCGATACGTGATGACGAGACTGCAACATTCTTCTGGATTGCCCAACGTCGGAAAGATGAAACCCAGATGATATCGTTTGATCAAGTTTCATAGCGATATACGGAGATAACAAGTTTGGAAAAGATGGTTGTTGCCCTCAAAATTTTGTTGATTGTGCAGCTGGTCGCCTTCAGAGTGATTTACCGCAGCCAGATTTTCTGGAAGGATAAAAAGTCAAAATCTGAGAAAGATGTCGGCTGGCTTAAAAATCTTCTGCTACCCATGCAGTTAGGAATTTTTGTTGTCGTTGCCTGGGCTATGAAAAGCGAAATATCTTTTGCACTCCTTGCAACTGGCAACTTTATTTCGTTTTGCGGGTTGTCGCTAATTTTTTGGGCCAAAAAAACGCTAGGAGAAAACTTCTCTGAGTGTGTAGATATGTATACTCCTCACTCGATTGTCACTGTGGGGCCGTATAAAACTATCCGCCATCCGATCTACACTGGAAATATGGTTTTCCTATCAGGTCTTGCGATCGCCTGCTCGTCGATTGTGCTTATAGCCATTACTGTTTTCTTTGTAATTTTCTATGTAAAATCTGCGTCAATTGAAGAGCAGGAACTACAATTGAAGTATCCCGACTATCAGAAGCACATGGAAGTCACTGGACGATTCCTGCCAAAAATCCTCAAAGACAAAAAATGACTGCATGATTTTTCCAGGATCTTAGCTGATAGTCTCACGACTACGGTGGACCTCCGCCGCTTCCAGGCCGGGAGGTTGATCAATGACGGCTTGAAGTGCATCAGTGTCAGACTTCAAATAAAGATAATACCAGTAGCCGGAGATGCGGTTCATCTTTTCTGCATAAGGAATCATGGCAGCAATCTCTTTTTTCGTGAAACCTTTCTTTTTCAGCTCTGTAGAGGTGTAGCAGGGTTTCGGGTCTTTCAACCGGAGCGAATACTCGGCTTTGATCCGATCCAGCTCGGAAGCATGATAGAGCGGGTGTATCATTTTGCCATGAATGTAAGCTTCGCCGGATTCCTCCAGTTCATCACGAAACCACTGATACTTTGGGAAGCGTCCAAGCGGCCAGAGGTGTTCTGGTACCTCGCTTTTGCGAACATATATTGTAGAGTACAAGTCCTCGGCTTCGAGCCAGGCGATGGAATGACCAAAGAAGATTTGCGCAAACTCCTCTTCAATAGCTTCGGCTCGCACCCAGCCTCTTACCGTAGGAGCAGACCAATGGTCGGGTATAGACGGCCTGATCCACCAGCGTTTCCAAAAATCTGACATGAAGCTTGCGTACCTGCTATCACGCGCCCATTCGTCGAACTCGCACGAGCGCAGGTAATCCATGGCTTCAATTTCAGCCTCTCTTTCAGCTCTTATTCTATTGACCCGTTCCCGCTCTTCAGGCTTTGTAAGGTAGAACCAGACGGCTCGGCACGCAAAGGTGTCAGCGAGTGCTCGATGATTTGGACTATCTCCAAAGTGGACATAGCGTGCCGCCGTTGCTAGCTTTTGCCAGCGATAGTTTCCATGATATTCGCTCCAGTCCCCATATTCTTCAGCGAATGCAAGCATACAACACTCAACACTGGCGGGTTCCAGACCTCGCAGAAATCCCATATCAAAACCAGCATTATAGATTATAAGGTCATTCCCATTTACGATTTCTGCGATCCGGTCCATGAGTTCGTCGAGTGTGGGTGCATTTTCCACCATTGCTTGTGAGATACCGTGAATCTCCTCTGCCTCGGGCCAGGACTGATTTTTTTGGGGACGGACCAGGGAATCAAGAAGCACCCGTCCAGCCTCATCGACAATTGCTATCTCCAGAATTTCGTCGTGATCCGAATCGAGTCCGGTAGTTTCAGTATCCAGAAATATCTGCATGGGTTCCTCCTGAAACTTAGCCAATCATGCCCCGACAGCTGGAGCAGAGCGGACGGCCGTGTTTGAATCGGACCACGGAAAGCAGCTTGATCTTATCGCATACCCCGTCCAGCACATCGCCATTGCCCGCACTGATCATCATCAAGCCTTTGGACCAGTCAATGATATTGGCTTTGGCATTGCTTAGAGCCGCGGACACATCCTCTTCGGTACGCTTCATATTCTCGCTCTTGGGCGGCTGCACGGTTTCTGTGCCGGGGGCGTGGGCGAGACGCTGAACCTCGGCTTCCAGTTCCTTCACCCGTCTGAGAGCGGCCGAGAATTTATCCATGGAGAGCTCACCCTGAAGACTCCGGACTTCCGTCTCCAGCTGCTCGACTTTTCGCTGCTGCGCCTGACGGCTGCTGCGCTCTTCGTTGACCAGCTGCTCCAGCCTCTTCACTCGAATTTTAGCTGGCTCTGAAATCTGAAATGGGGATTTTCCTTCAATGACAAGATCGACAGCTGCGGCGAGTGTCTGGCGCGACTTCAGCACGCGCCGCCTGCCGTCGCTGGTCACTCGGCCCTGGTCTTTGAATGTGGTGCGCGCCAGCCGCATGAGCATGCGCAATGGAAAGCGATCTTCGTGAATTAGAATTTTCGCGCGGATCTGCGAAGGCCACGCCGCGGCCTTGATCATACGCGAGACGGTGGCCTGGCTGACGCCGAGTGCCTGACCCATCATGGGCTGCGCATGTCCGGCTTTGTCGAGCAATAGGAGCTGGTCGCCCAGATCAAACCACTCGTCGGCCGCAGCCGGCGGCTTCAGTCCTATCAGCTGGGAGGGCACCACGCGGAGTTTGAGCGGTCTTCCACGTCGTTTCTTTGTCTCCAGGGCGACAGAACTGGCCATTTTTCCAACTCCTGTTTTTATTCCGGGAATGAAAAATCATATATCACCAATATAGAAAAGATATTCCTGGATTTGAAATCCACATTTTTTCTCACCAGCCTTGAATATTCAAAATGAAATCAGGCCAGTATGGCCGAAAAAACGCCCATGGCGAGGGCCATCTCCTGGTTTTTTCAATGATTTCTGATAGATAAAATCTATGGGCTGGAAGTGATCGAAATACATCTGTATTTAAATCGCTTATTTTTTGTGCAATCAGCGAAAATCGAAAAGACATTAAACACTATAATTTTGTATAATAAATAAAATACCTTATTTTGTCTTTGACTTTTAATGGCAATTGTCCGATAAGAGACATTAGCTATCAGGAGGTGCTGTTCATGAGTGCTGAAGACATCGTGAAAAAACTGCTCGCCGGCATTGAGAACTCACCGAGCTGGACGGCATCGGACGCGCGGAATAAATTCGACCGGTTGCTTGACCAGGCCCTCGAAGGCCCCCAGGTCATCGCCCCGATGCGTGGCCACAAAGAAAAATTCGTCTGTATATCCCTGGCTCACCTCAACGAGCTGAGTGATAAGCTTCAGCGCCTCGATGCCGAAGTTCGCAGAACCCGAGTCTCGAAAGTTCTTGAGAAGGTGAGACAGTTCTACGAAGAAAATCCTGAAGCAGAGTTGACCATAGAGCGCGACCCGGAAAAACCAGCCATTGATTTTGAAAGCTGAACGTATGCCCAGAATCGTTGTTGTTGATACCTCCGTTCTCTCCCAGTTCTTCAGAAAGACAGGGCCATCGGCGAAACTTCAGGCGTGGTTCGAGCAGTCGCTGAATGACCGGCTCCTGATATCGACCATAACACGCTACGAAATGATGAGTGGCTTGGCCATGCTGCCATCAAGGTCGATCATTGATGACTTTTGCGAGTTCCTCACAGGTGGTGGATTTGGCGTAGTTCCCGTCAGCACGGAAATTGCTGACATTGCCGGATTGAAGAAGGCTGAGCTTCTTCGTCAGGGAAGGACGCTGCATATCGCTGATCTGCTAATAGGGTCCACAGCGGCATCGATGGAAAATTCTAATATCAGCATCGCCACAGCAAACGAGAAAGACTTTGATTTCTGGGGAATTGACCTCATAAATCCAATCTGAATTCTTCAGGATACTCCATGACCGAGGAAGCAACCGACAATCCGCGTTTTGAAAAATTCGTCCACGAGATGATTGCGAGTTCAGATCACGGAGTGAACCTGAACTTTCTCCTCGGCGTGGAACCCTTGCTTCCCGCCATCCGGGAAAAGCGACGATATACATACGGAGATTGCCTACGTGTTGCCGAGAGGCATGAGGCGGCCATGGCAGATTTTCGTGGCATCAAGAGATATCGAAAAGGTGATATAGCTGCCCAGGTGGCGAATGGCCTCATGATGTTCATGGAGTCGCCGGAAATGGGCGTGATCAACAGGAACATCAACTACTGCGCAGCCCGATGCATCGAAGGCGGCTTCGCTCCGGTCTACGTTCTTGGGAAAAATTTCTTCGATGATCTTTCGGATTCGGATGTTGGTGATGTGACCGTCTCGGTTCTCCCCGAATCATTTCGCGGTGTCCTGAAATTTCCAAAACCTCTATATGACCAGGATGGTTATCAATTCGATGAAGTGATGGTGGTCCTCGACAGGGCGGATCTGGTCGAGAAGGTCGTCGGCATTACCAAAGGAGCAGTCACACTGCGTGAACGGGTCCTTCGGGGTGATGATATTGACGACTATTATCTGGGCATGTGCTGGCACGCGAAGGGGCCCGTCGGCCTTCAGCCAGGCGAGAGTAAGCCTCGGGCCAAGATCGATGCCGGATACTTCTCCACCTTTCTTCCGAAAGATAAAAGCATTAAGATCGCTGAGCTTTTCGATCGCCACCAGTACCGGACGCTTGGTGCGCATAATATCGGTACGCTCGATATGATTTTTGAAGCCAGCAGATCTGAGCTGAGTGATGGCTATACGAAGTCGATGAATTCTCTCTTCGCAGCCCTGGTGTACGTTCTTTCAGGCCAACCTGATCTGCGTTTTTACAAAAATCCAGTACGGACGCAGTCACCACAGTCCAGGACTCCCATCAAAGCCGACAAGCATTTGTCCTCGGCCGTCGATATTCATCTGGTCAACTACAGCTGGAAGAAAGATCCGGTCTATAAGAAAGGCGTCTGGCGGGTGAGGTGGCATAAGCGCCTTCAGCCGTATGGCCCAGACAAAAAGCTGACTAAGCTGGTTTATATCCAACAGCACTGGCGGGAGCGATCGGCGCTCAAGGGTTCCTTAAATCCACCAGCTGAGTAAAGATTCTGCGGGGTTCTCAGTCCCAATGCGCAGGGACATATACGCCGTGAAAGCATTGTCGAAAGGCAAGGGGAGCCGGGGGGATGCCGAGCTGTCTCGGGAACTTCCAACGTATGTCCGAACCTTGGTTTAATCGGTCAGCAATCCGATTGTCAGTTCATGTGGAGGTTTGTCACACAGCCCGGTAACGGGAGGAAACCTTCGCATGGAAATCCGCTTTGAAAAGGTCGCCGAAAAGTTCACGAGCCTATTTGCGATTGCTCTTGGGCTCGTCTTTTTCTACATACCCCTATTTGATTTCATCGAAAGTCAGTCACACCAACGAGAATTCTCTGAATCAGAGAAGGCTGATATTCAGTCAATCCGCGAAAGTCAGAGCCAGGCGGCGTTGGGCTGCTGTGCAGCGGCTCATGGCCAGACCCGATATCTCACGGGTCCACGTTCTGAAAGGCGAATACGAATACCCTGCTTTAGAAATAAAGCTTGGAAAGAACTCGCATCCAGGGGAGATCGAACGTCACGTAAATCAAAATGAAAAAGGCTTCTGGATCTATATTGGCTATAGCACAGTGCTCACGCCTGCCATCAGCCCAATGCATGAGGCAAAAGAAGTCATCAAAATACTGGGTTCAGCGACCGGTGGGCTTTGCCTTGTCGTCATAGGGGTCATGAGTCTTGTTGGTGTTTCTTCAAAATCGGAGCGCAAGCGCGATGAAAAAACACCATCAAGCTCCCATCCGTCGCCGCCTGAACTAAAGAAGGAAATGCCAGAGAAAGAAGTGTATGGGCCCATCAAATATGGCAAGCCAAGGCTTGTGAAGAGTGAGGATGATGAGGTCCGCCCTGCATGACGAGTATAGGATTTCTCCAACGCAGGTATGCCTCCACATACTGATGATTCTCGTAGTCTTGAAACTTCTCCAATAACTTTATGAAAGCCTCTTTCGAATGTTGATGTTGGATGCTTCTCTGCAGCATAAATATGGTTCACGGCCGCCCACACTATGATATGCTTCGGTATTAATATGGGGGTAATGCGATGAAAGCAAAGATCCGGCTTTTTATTTTCGGCCTCGTTTCTGTTTTTTCGTTGAAGACGCATGCTCAGGGAATCGAGAAGTTCAACATCTCATGTGTAAGGACCGAGTTCGTCAGTATTTCTCTATCAAATGGTGTAGAGCCGCTGCATCGTCTTTTCTCATCAGTGCCCTGCAAATTCATAAAGATTCTGCAAGACTCCTCGGATCTGAATGCTGTTGAACTTGAGAAAGATCCATTGCGCTGGGACGCGTTCAGATTCAGGTCTCCCGAAAAACCAGGTGCTCATGGATTTACAAAGTTTGAATATCTTGGGGAAGCTTTTGCCTATGGGCCAAGGCAGATTGGAATTGTACTCGATAAACAAATGAAAAGTGAATTTGAAAAAGGAAAGATCTATCTCGAAAATACGGCAGCATCTCTGAGACACGGAATAGCATTTCTTAAAAAGGATATGCCGTTTTCGAAAGTGGAGGAGATAGCAAAAGATCCGAAGCTTATTCACCCTTACCTGGACAATCACCTTGTCCTGTACGCATTCCCAGAAAATACGGGGAAACCAATAATCAGTGGAGTCTCTGAATCGAGAGATGCCGAAAAACCATAGAGGCAAGCAAAGATTTCTTAACTTGACTAAATATAAATGCTCTGAGTCCTGCCACGGTTTGTAATTTGAAATGATTATCAGGAGCCGAAGACCGGCTCCTGTCTTACATGTCTTCAAGCTTTCTTACGCTTTGCCAATAGCAGCCTATTCAATTCATTAACAACTGCGGTCTTATCTGGACCGAGTTATGCAACGGTCTGAAATTCGCTGGCCCAATTGATTCTAAGTCCGTGGTGGAAGAAGTTGGAATTTTCCTTCGATTTCCACGAATATGCCAGTGCCAAAGCTCGGAGATAGAATAATGGGGATCGTAGTTATTCCGCTCTTATTCGGATCTCCGGTCCAGAAAAACGGATCAACATTGAGCGCAGAGTATTCAATCAGATTGTTGGCTTTGGTAAGAGCAGAGACAGTTGCTTCAAATTGAACAATCAAAGTTGCTTTCTTGAATTCGCCCTTGGTATATAAATTTATCCATTCTGAAGGTGTTTGAAGAGTGCCGCCAGGGCCTTGATTCGTAGCTCCAGATCTATATTCTTCACCTCCAATCATTTCGCCAAACCACTGGACTTTGCATCTAAATCCGATTTGCTTCACTTCTAATGGATCATTGTAAAACTTGATTCGTGCTCTTATCGTTTCATTAGGCGCGCAACGGAATTCTATAGGATTATTGGAGGCCGCCCGAACGAAATAGTTGTTCTTCTGGACTCGATAAAATTCAAGTAGATTTTCGTAGTATTCAGGGTTTTCGCTTCTCAAAAACTGATTGTTTTTTTCAAATTCAAGTAGAAATTGCTTTTTTTCTGATGATAGATCTGATTTACTCGACCGAGCTTTCTTTTTACGTGGCGCCATTGAATAAACTCCCTTTTTCGAGGTCTAGATGATGCGTCGATTTTCTTCGATATTCGTATTGTACCTATGCTCAGGTTTTTTTGTAATGTCATGTGGCAAAAAGTCAGAAACGGCTCCAGTTGGCCAGGGAAGTCTGGATGCTTCGCCTGCTACAATGGATGGATTCAAATCTGTAGCCATTGGCTTGGATAAAGATGTCTTAAGTCTCCATAGTAAACCGGTGTCTTACGTTTTTCTGTACAAAGGGAACGACAAATCAAATGGTGTCAGAATCGGAATTCCTCCTGGCGAATTGGTAGATATTTCCGCTTTACCTCCTTTCTCATTAGAAGTCGCTTTTGCTTTTATGATTCCAAATGATGGTCACTACAGAACTTTCTCAACTTCGTATGGGAATTGTAAAGATATCGAGATAACAGAAAAGACGCAGACGCCATTTCTCGTAAGGCTAGATTCTTTCTGTGAAAATCCGGATCCAACGACGATTCCCAAATAGAACATAAGAGCGATAAGGCGAATAAGTCTGAGACTTTGGCTCGTGATTATCCGTCACGAGCCGCTTTACTTTACTGCTTGTTTTTAAGAATCATAGTTCAATTCCCTGTTAAAAACCGTTCATCTATCCCAACGACTGCAAGTTAACTTACGACCATCTGTTAAACCTAGGTCTTTGCCTCCATCCACCTTCGATCATTTTGTGCAGACAAATGGAACTCGCTGTATCCCGCTTTCTGACCTCTCACTTTTTTGGGCCGCCGATCTGCTAACCCTGATTTTCGGGGTGATGGTTGTCTGTCAAGATCGTGCGCTGGTAAGCGGATGACTCTACACAAGCCTCTAGAAGCTATTTCCAGGTTTAATGGAGTAATCGTGAGAAATTCAAGAGTGAACCCGTGATGGGGAACAAAATCCGTTTTCAGTCCTGCTGGACACCGAATCGGTTCACGCCAGTTTTATTGATAATCCATTATCAATAAAAAATGAAACTTCGTCGCCCTCGGGCGATGATTTCCTTTTTTTGGCACTGCTGCTGTTGGTCGAAATCAGTTGGCTGAGTAACCATAGTTACCCGCTGATGCTATAGAGATCCTATAGAGATCCTATAGAAATCCTATAGTATTCGATCTTAAAATCCTGAAACTCCTGCCATTCACCAGAATGCAAACGGCATCTTCATTTCATCGGGGAGTTCGTCCACTTGCTACCTGTAATCCTTCAGTCAGGTGTCATTTGCTTGGAAATGTATTTTGAAAAATACCAAAAAAAATAACAACATCCAGTCAAAGATGGACCAAATTAAAGACACAATAACTTAAATAATATTATATATTTATATCGTATATACGTCGCCTGACATCGTGGTGTAATGCTCGCGCATCGCCGATGATGCAAAGATGAAAAAGAAAACGTCGGCCCGCGAAGCAAAACGAACAAGCCTTAAGAATTTGAAGGAGCGTGTTGGACGCAACGTCCGACGTATGCGTCGAGCCATGGGTCTTACTCAGGAGCAGCTGGCTGATATGCACGGACTGAATCTCAGATCGCTCCAGTCGATCGAAGCAGGGGCGACAGACTTCAAGCTTTCATCACTTTGGAGACTGGCCCGAGCCTTTGGTGTTGACGTTGAAGAGCTTATCAAAGATTCGCGCTGAAATAGGCGTTAGGATTGGCTTTTCCGGGAATGATACTTTGTTCAAACTGATCGTTTTCTCTCTCCACTTGTTACGTGTGACCACTCATCAATAATTTTGTCAAACTCGATAATGGTCTGCATTGTGACCACCCATTGCCCATGCTGCCACAGCTTTCCGGGCTCAGGCTGATCAAGTTCATCGAGATCTCTTGCGAATGATTGTCTTATGGCTATCAGATCTTTTAGCGTATGCATCCTCTTACTCCCTTAACGCGCTGTATTATAATACAGTCGCCATCCTCTGTGTAAAAAAAGCTCCCTTTTATATTTACCAGTAAATAGATGATCGAAATTCCATGTTGTATTTCAGGATGTTAACAGCTTATATAAGTTCAGGTGAGCGATGTTTAACAAATGTTGAACATCCTGAAGCGGACACCAGTCCTTGGGTTTGGAGTTGACGCGCAGAGACAACAAATCCATAATCCTTATTGCAGCCAGGCTGTAAAAAAAGTTTTCGACACGAACCACTGCCTTGCCAACCACGAATTTTTTTCCGCCAAACACCCCCGGAGTTCAATTTTTCATCTTCCACGGTCTAACACTTTTAGATAGTCTCTGCGGAATGTCTCCTGCTCAAGTCAGTCTATTGGCGGGAGCTAGGATGAGCGGAGGGCTACTGAATGGAATTTGGAATGGCTCTTGATTATGGAAACGATCGTCCTGCGGTTTTGCTGCAGCTCATTTATAAGGAGCGGAAGTGAGGCCAAAAAGAAGGGGGCTTTGCGGCTGTTCCACCAGCCGCAAAACCTGTCTGGGACGGGTAATCCACAGAACTTAAGAAAGACTTACCAGTCTGCTGTTCTGTATGACCCGTCCTGGGCTTCTCTGGCAATTAAAAAAAATCATTTAGATGAACATTTGTTTTCGGATGACTGAATTTTTATTCGTGACGAGTAAAAGGAGCCTTTTCCTGTACGGCCTTTGAACCGTGTCTATCCAGGGTTTCGTAGGTCAGACTATCTCGATCAGGGCTTCCTAAACTCAATCACGATGTCATCGAAACGCTGAACCACGCGGCACATCCCCAGCGCTTATACGGTCGTTAGCTATTCGGCCGATTGCGGCTGACTCGGGATGCCCGATTTTTCGCGGCGTTGTGAATACGCTGCTTTTCAGTTGATGGGCCTGACTGCAATAGATCCTTAAGCGATGGGGCTTGCAGTCTGACAGGGCTCTACAATTGAGCGGGCCAGAGGGATTGATTATCCTTTGAATACTGTAGGGTTACGAACTTTTACTCGCTCCATTGAGTGGCTTTTTGGTGGCCATTTTTCGGGGTGAGGTGCGATTTCAATCCAAAATATTTTTGAATTCCTGGGAGGTTACACCGAGGCCTTGATACGGCCAGATCCCGATTCTGGTTTTTGACATCAATATTTTTTCTGCACGTAAAAACGTGTGCCGAAATGGCTCTTTACCCATAGAGAGATATATGGAGAGGGAGGCATTTTCTTAAAACAGAGTTTTAAGACAAACCCTTCAAAATCTTGGCCCCGGAGGGAGGCGAAGCCAAGGCTTCGCGGCCCATGAATGAAAAGCAGCCAATGGGAGAACGAACTGAATGCGGATTCCGGAAGAAACCAAAAAGTCCATCAAGGCGCTGCTGCCACCAGAGAAGCTGGCCGCCATGCTCGGCATTAGCGTAAAAAATTCCATGCTCCTGTGCCCTTTCCACGAAGACACCAAGCCCAGCATGAGCTGCAAGCTTTCCAAGTTCCATTGCTTTTCCTGTGGCAAAAAAGCCGACGTGATCGAGTTTTACCAAAAGCACAGTGGGCTCAGCTTCGTCGAATCCGCCCGTGATCTCGCCGCCCAGGTCGGTGTCGACATCTCTGATCCTGAGCCGAAGAAGGCTGTCCGGAAAAAGGCCGAGTCGAAGGACGGTACCTTTTCGTTCGGTTCGATCGAAGAGGCTCGCCGCTATTTTTCAGCGCGCCCTGGCTACCGGCTGATCGCAGACCATGGCTGGGCGAATGATGACGGCACTCCCAACAAGCACGTCTTCAGGCAGCATCCTCTTGATCCTTTTGAGCGCAAGCAGTTCCCGACGATCTTTTCGTCTGACGGCCGCTGGGTGAACAGGAAGCCGCAAGGTCACCCGCGTCCCCAGCCTTATCTCTGGAGCTCATGTCAGGATTCGGCCCAGGTGTTCATCTTTGAAGGCGAAGGTGACGTCGAAGCTGCACAGCGTGAGGGATTTCCCGGCACCACGACAGGCAACTGCCACAGCTGGCATCCGGACTATTCCCGCTACTTTCGCGGAAAATACGTTGTGATTGTTCCAGACTGCGACGAACATGGGCAGCGATACGCCGATGCCATTGCGGAGTCGCTCCGTCCCGTTTGCCTTGGCCTCAAGATCATCGATCTTGGTGGCTCGGATGGATTCGACTTCAGGGACTGGCTAAAAGCCGGTGGGACGGCCGAAGCATTTCGGAAGCTCGTGGATGCAGCCCCAGACATTCTCCTCGCCTGGAACGCACCCAAGGCGTCCTGGGATGGATTTGAACGCATACCTCATTTCGATTCCGATGAGATGCTCCACTGGTCGATCCGCTACTGGATCGAATACCTGGCGGCCGACCTTCAGGCTCCTGTTGACGCCATCGCAGCCGGGGTGATCACGGCTCTGTCGACTGTCATCGGTGCGAAGGTCTTTCTTTACCCCAAGGTCCATAGCACGACGTGGCGCGCCTATGCCTGCATCTGGTATTTGCTGGTGGCGCCGGCCGGTGACAAGAAGACGGCAATTCAAAAAGCGTCGCTCTCCATGGCCTTTTTGCTCGATAAGGAACTCACGCGCCTGAATGCGGAAGCGGCTGCTCTGCGGGATGCCGAGGAGTCGACCTTGAAAATCGAGCGGCGTCAGCTGGAGGCACAGTTGGCTGTGGCGATTGAAAAAGGTGGCGACATTTCATTTCTTCAGGAGCAGCTGACCCGGAAAGCGGCGCGGCTTCTGGCTGTTTCCAAGGAGGGCGATCGGAGCCTCATCGTTCAGGATGTGACACCGGAGAAGCTGAAGGAGCTTCTGGTTCAAAATCCAAATGGCCTTCTTCAGTATAACGATGAGTTCGGTGGCTTCTGGCGCAATCTTGCCAAGGGTGCTCATACGGATTCGCGCTCGGTTTACCTTGAAGCCTGGAACGGCGGTGAAATCAAGGTCCAGCGCAAGAAGGGATCGTACTCCGGCTGGTCGATTCTCTCCTTTGTCAGTAGCACCCAGCCTGACTGGCTCAAAACCGTCATTGATGAAATCGTGGCCGGCACCGACCAGAACGATGGGCTAATTGCCCGCTTTGGTTTGATCGTCGCACACGACCGTCCCATCGGAACTTTCAAGTGGCACGATGCCCCCTTCAACCCAAAGGGCAAGGAGCTTTTCGAGGAGATCTTTCGCCGGCTCTGGGAACTCAAGGTTCCTGAGGACCATAGGGCCTTGCGCTTTGATCCCAAGGCCCAGGAATTTGTCGTCAAGTGGATGGAGGAGCACCACAACTTCTGGCGGGACAGCAAGGACCGCCCGGCCATGCGCAGCCACATGGACAAGCAGACGAGCCTTTTTTGCTCTCTCTCGATTATCTTTCACATGCTCTTCTGCTTTGAGGCAGAGGAAATCACAGGTGAAAATAGCGAATTCAGCCGGGAGATTTCAATCCATTCCGCTCGCATGGCAGCCAGCTGGTGCCGCTACATAGGCTATCACGTGCGCAAGGTCTACGAGCCAAAGCAGGGCTACTGGGACCCTGCGGTTCGCTCATTCGCGGCTCAGGTGATTGCTGGCAGGATAGTCGACGGCATGTCGCGTTCGGACATTCTTGCGAAGAGGTTTCAGCATCTGAAGACGGCGAAAGACCTTGATAGCGCGATCCAGGGTTTGCGTGAACTGAATCTCGTGCAGGAGACGGAGTCCTTTGTGGCCGGTGGCCTGCGCACGCAGAAAGTCATTCGCATTAACCCGGCATCGCTGGAGCGCTCCGATCCAATTGCTGTCAAGGATAATGAAAATGCCTGAATTAAAGCCTTTTAGTGCAATATTTATATCAGTTTTTTGTCTGAAAAATTGGAACATCCCGTCCGATTAAAATGGAGATAGCGAAATGTCTGACTTTGATATTCCCAAGGAAAAGCCGCTTTCTGATGAACCATTTCAGGGATACCCTCCGCCCGGCGATCTGCCGATCATCAAAATTGGAGCCTTCTCATGATGTTTTGTCCCGTATGCAGGGAGGAGGTTCCAGGCTGGCTCCACGACTGCTATCTGGAACTCGATTGCCGCGAGCATGGGCTTCCAAAGTGGGAAGTTGTGCGTGGGTCATCTCCTGTTGAGGCAGCGATCACCTATGCAGAGCTGCTGGATGAGCGCGAGGGCTGCTGCCCGAAGACCCGGATTATCGATGCGGCATTTGTCGCTGATGTCGAAGACTTTTACGTTTACGAGATCCGATTTGATGGCGAGGAATACTTGGCCATTCCAAAGTTTGAACCGGACACCTGAGCCTACAGTTTCTTTTCCAATCCACCAGCAAGGGAGCCTTACCATGTCCATGTTTGCCGAACTGATCAAAGAGTGGATGAGCGGACACCCATCACGCTCTCCCGCAGCGCTCCATCGCGTTACCGGGGTCTCGAAGCCTCAGATTGGGCGCATCCTGAAGGGGAAGACGCCTACCATCGACGAAGCTCTGCGGCTCGGGACAGTGCTTCCGGTTGGGAAGGTTCTAAAGTTCATGAACGAGCACTACCCCTCTTGGCAGATTTTTATTTCCAAGGTGATGTCAACCGGGAACATCGCTGCCTGATATTTCGAGTAACTGACAGTTACTAAATCGACTTTCGCGGCAGCGATTTTCTTTGAATCCAAAAAACGGCAGCTGTATATTCCCGAATGTGGGCGACGCCGAAAACTTGAGCCGGCAGCGCTTCAAGGCCTCCCCTTTGAGTCTGTTTGGGGAGGTCCATTCCGCAAGGTTGCTAATAAAGGAGAAACCAGTGAACAAGCCGACCGACAAAAAGCTGGAGCCCCGCGTGGGCACCTTTCTTAGCACCTGGCGTCCCGGGGAGGTTCCCCGGGGTGCTTTTTATCCCGAGGACTGATGCGCCACTTCACTATCTCTTCTGAAAGCATCCCTGTCCCTCGGAGCATGGACCATGGATGCATCACTACCGCGTTACCATCCCCTACATTGATGCTGTCGATGAACCCATCGAAGCCGAA